CGCTTACAATCACATGTTGCTGAATGTGCTAAAACAAAGGTGTCAACACACAAAAATAATTGGTTACGGAAATTATTAAAAGATGGTAAACAGCCAGTGATTGTGTTGCTTGAAGATGTTCCAAAAGGATCTAAATGGGAAGACAGTGAGATATTTTGGATCAAGTATGCCAGAGACAGCGGCTGGCCAATAACCAATATGACTGACGGCGGTGAAGGGTGTGTTGGTATGACGGACGATCAAAAAATCAAGATAGCAGCAGGTGCTAAAGCTGAATGGAAGCGCGCTGATTATCGTGAAAAACATATGAACAGCTTGAAGGCAAGATATGACACACAAGAGTATAAAGACTTACAATCTGCCGCATCAAAAGCTGTATGGGAACGACCAGGATATAGGGAAATGATGGCTGAAAAGATGCGTCCATATTGGGAACGCAACAAAGGAAAGGATAAAATATGAGACCGAAGCCTATAGCAGAAAAGAAATTAGGAGGCACCTATCGACCTGACAGGGCAAAGGGTGCAATTGAGGAAAGATTCAAACCGCTAACACGAATGCCGAAGCCGCCGTCAGAATTGAATGATCTTGCGGTGGAAATATGGTATGATGTGGGCAAACAATTGTTGAATGCCGAATTGTTCAAAGCAATTGATATGGTGTCATTTGCCATGTTTTGTGCGGAAGTGGGCAAATGGCGAGAAGCTGAACAGCACATCAAAGATGAAGGCCTCACGTATATTCCGCCAAGAGGCCGCTTACCTAAGATGAGTCCGTGGGTCAATGTGTCATCAATGGCTTTTGAAAAGATCCGTCGATTTTTTGGCGAGTTTGGGCTGACACCTGCAGAAAGATCACGCATCAAATTCACTGATGCAAAAGAACCTGACTCACTTGCTGATAAATTATTTGAAATGACACACGATGCTGAAGTGAAAGATAAAGTCAGCCAATGAGTCCACCGACTTTCACTTATGAACAGTACATTGAAGATGTTTTGAGTGGAAAAGTCATCGCTTGTCATTGGGTGCAGGCTGCGTGTAAACGGCATCGGAAGGATCTTGATGAAGGAAAGAAAAGAGGCCTATATTTTGATCATGCTGCAGCTAAAAAGATCATCGTATTCTTTTCATTATTGAAGCATTCAAAAGGTGAATGGGCAGGAAGACCGATCACACTGGAACCCTGGCAACAATTTATTCTGGCGATGATCTTTGGGTGGAAAAAGAAAAACGGCTTCCGCAGGTTCCGAACATCTTATTTGGAGACAGCACGTAAGTCAGGAAAAACAACAATTGCTGCCGGTGTTGGCCTCTATCTTATGCTTGCTGATGATGAACCAGGTGCTGAAATTTATTCGGTTGCAACTAAGCGTGATCAAGCACGGCTGTCACACAGTGAAGCAACACGCATGGTAAAATCATCACCAGAAATAAGACGTGAATGTACTGTGTTCAGAGATAATATTCACATTCTCAACACCGCTTCAAAATTTGAACCATTAGGAGCAGATGCTGATACGCTTGACGGATTGAATGTTCACGGGGTACTGGCAGATGAAATTCATAAATGGAATGGCCGGGATGTTTGGGATGTATGTGAAACAGCAACCGGATCCCGTCGTCAATCATTGATGTTTGCAATTACAACTGCAGGTTATGACCGTCAGTCACTTTGTTTCCAACAACATGAGTATACTGAAAAAGTGTTAGACGGAATTATCGAAGATGACTCGTGGTTCGGTGTAATTTTTACTCTTGATAAAGATGATGACTGGGAAGATGAAAGTGTTTGGATAAAAGCCAATCCGAACCTTCATGTGTCAAAAAAGATTGAGGATATGAGGCTTTTAGTAAAGCGGGCAAAAGAAATGCCGTCACAATTGAACGCTTTTTTGCGGCTTCATCTTGACATATGGACACAATCGGTAACTAAATGGATCAGCGTAGAACATTGGGAAGGATGTGGAGGACCAGTAGATGCGGATGGTTTACGCGGACGCACGTGTTATGGAGGGTTAGATCTGTCGAGTAATACAGACATTTCAGCTTTTTTGTTGGTATTTCCACCCGAGGTTCCTAAAGATACATATAAAATTTTAGCCCGCTTTTTTATTCCAGAGATGGCAATATTAGAAAGAGTAAAGAGGGATAGGGTTCCGTATGATGTTTGGGTGCGTCAAGGATTTATTACCGCGACACCAGGCGAGATTATTGATTATGAGTGGATTATTCATCAGATAGATGAGGATATGCAGGCCTACGATCTTAAGGAAATTGCATTTGACCGCTGGGGTGCTTCAAAAATTCAAACAGAACTCATGGATCTTGGGGGTAGTGAATTTATGGTGCAATTCGGTCAGGGATATGCAAGCATGTCACCGCCTACAAAGGATCTGGAACGGTTGATTATCGGTCATCAGCTGTCACACGGAAATAACCCCGTGCTGACTTGGATGGCAAACAATCTTGTAGTTGTTATGGATGCCGCAGGTAACTATAAGCCAGATAAAGAAAAAAGTACGGAAAGAATTGATGGAATGGTTGCACTGATTATGGCAATGGACAGGGCAATGAGACGTGTAAGTGATGGACAATCTGTATACGAAGAACGTGGACTTGAAACAGTATAATATGTTATAATGGTTTATATTGGACTAAGCCCCGTAAGGAGCAAAAATGGTATTTAACCGCTATCCTGAACTACGGGAAGTTGTAGTAAATTGTAAAACAGACACAGTGTTCAAAGGTGTATTGTATAAGCATACCCGCAATTATATTGTATTAAAAAATGCACAATTATTACGAATAAAAAGCGCGCCAGTAGAAGTGGATGGAGAGGTAATGATTGATGCACAAAACATTGATTTTATACAGGTGGTGAGATAATGCCTATTGTAATATCCAATGCCACACTTACAGATATGCCAGCAGACTGGTGGCCTAGTCATCCAGGAAGCATAATGATGTATAACCGAGTAAATTATGATTATGCTGCATTATACAGTGCTCAACCAAATGTTCGGACATGTGTCGATTTTATTGCTAGAAATGTTGCTCAATTGGGCATACACGTGTTCAGAAAAGATGCTGATGGAGATAAAATTCGACTAAATGATCATCCTCTTGTGTCTGTTTTGAACAAGCCACTTCCTGCAGAATATAAAGTGACTCGGTACAGGATGATCGAGTCATTGATGGCAGACTATGGAATATACTTGAATGCCTTCATGCTAAAAATAAAGATAGAGGGTGCGCCTCTTGGATTATTGCGTCTTCCACCGCAATACATCACGGTGCACGGAGGATTAGTGCCTACCCAATATGAATTCAACTTCGGAGGCGAGCGAAAGTTATATGATCCCGATACAGTTGTTCATATTGGTGGGTACAATCCAAACAGCAGTACATCAGGGTTGTCTCCACTTGAAACATTGCGAAGAATTCTTGCAGAAGAGCAGGCAGCTGGAGACTATCGAGAACATTTTTGGCAGAATTCAGCTCGCATATCTGGTGTAATTGAGCGGCCGATCGCAGCACCAAAGTGGTCTGAAACAGCAAGAACAAGGTTCAAAGCAGAGTTTGAAGCACTTCATGCTGGCCCAGAAAACAGTGCAAAAACAGCAATTCTTGAAGAAGGGATGACTTGGAAGAGTGTCTCATTTACTCCAGAACAAAGTGAGTATATGGAAGGACGAAAATTGACGCGTGAAGAATGCGCCCGTGCTTATCATATTCCACCACCATTGGTAGGAATTTTAGATAATGCAACATATTCTAACATTCAAGAGCAACACAAAATGTTGTACACTGATGTTATTGGTCCGTATTTGTCAATGTTAGAACAAGACTTTCAATCTCAATTACTTCCAGAAGTTGAGGATGCTGAAGGTGTGTTTATGGAATTCAACATTGCTGAGAAGTTGCAAGGTGATTTCGAGACGCAATCAAAAAGTTTACAAAGTGCAATTGGACGACCATGGATGACAGCCAATGAAGGTCGCACAATTATGAACCTTCCTAAACTTGATGATCCAGGTGCGGATCAATTGGTTACACCACTCAATGTTTTGATGGGTACCCAAGCGAGTCCGAATGACTCAGATAGTAGTGATGATGTTGATTACAACGGAGAGAAAAATTTCAAATATAAAAAGCAGGATGAGATAGTTATTTCTGGCACAGATCCTATAATGTTTGAAGCGCACCGATTACGTTGGACAGAACTATACATAGATCATTACCAGAGGCAGGAAAGAACGGTTTTGAGTGCTTTACCAAGAGCGCTCGATAGTTTATATTCTGAAGGTGTCTGGTGGGACTTAGAACGTTGGAACCGCGAATTGCAAGAAGATCTTATTAAGATGAATTTGTTTTCTGCAAATGCTTGGGCATCAAGAATTACGAATATGGTTGGAGTAGAATTTTCACTCGATCTTTTGGTTCCGTGGATCACAAAGCACTCTGAGGTGCAAGCACAAAATGTAAATGAATATACATACAATACTTTGTCAGAAGCAATCAAAGCCGAGGATCCGATGTTTAGTGTCAAAAATGTATTTTTGACAGCTGTGGGTGTTTGGGCACTGTCTCAAGCAATCACATCGTTGACATCAATAAGTAATTTTGGTGCAATTGAAGGAGCAAAAGCTGGAAAACTAAAGTCAAAAACATGGGTGACAAACAGTGATAAACCGAGACACGATCATCTTAAGATGGATGGTGAAACAGTTGGAATTATGGAGCGCTTTTCAAATGGAATGAAATGGCCTGGTGATCCTGCTGGAGGTGCGGAAAATAATTCAAATTGTAGATGTTCAGTGAAATTCAATCGTTAGGAATATAAATAATGAGAACAGTAATAGTTGGAGCACCTTGTAGTGGAAAAAGTACATATGTAAGACAGCATATGAATAAAGGTGATCTTGTGTATGATTATGATGCATTATACAGTGCGCTGTCATTTCAGGAACTGTATTGTC